CTTCAGCATCGTTGGGATGGTCATAACCGGCCTTCTTATCCGGTGCACCGTCGTCGCCATATATCTGCCGCTCAAGCGCCTGCGTGAAATGCGGGCAGCGGTCGGTGTTGACCAACAGCCGGCGCTCGCCAACGGTGTTGTGGAGCATTGCATTCACACTGTTCACCCGGTCCCGAACAGCCGGGTTTGCGGCGTTCACGCGGACGGTGAAGCCTGCCTTGCGCAAGAGCGAGATATCGGATTCGCTGGCCTTGCTTGTCTTGCGGTTGTCGCCGGAGGCGTCCGGGTACACCACGATGCTGAAGCCTGGGTACTTGTCTTGCAGCTTCTCGATCATGGCGGGCGTATCGAAGACCTTCATCGTCTCGTCCACTGCCAGCGGCAGCCCATCGCGCACGACGAAGGTCACCGCCGCCATCTTGCCGACGTTGAAATCCATGCCAACGTGCAGCACCTCTCCGGCACGGATGACCGCATCGGTGTGGCTCGCGCGTCGGTCGAAGCAGTAGTAAACGACGCCTGCATAGTTTTCAAAGCTGGCCTCGTATTCCTGGCGGAACGTGCGCGGGTCCATCTTGCGCCGCGCGGCTTCGATTTCGTCCCGCGGCACGTTGCCGCCTTCGAGAGACGTGTACAGCCAACTCTTGTGATCCGGTTGGCGTTGCTCTTGGCCGTCCAGATACGTGTCATAGCAGTGGTTGAAGCCCTTGGGCGTGCCGATGCGTAGGGCGTGCCCACCCACACGACGCTCGCCATCGACCACGTATCGACAGGTCGACAGCATCGGACGCAGGACTTCTTCCCACGCCGCGTACTTGCAGTCTGCCCATTCATCGACAAGGACAAAGAACAGGCCCGAGCCGCGCAGATCGTCGTAGTTCTCCAAACCCACGCAGCGGATAAGGTGCCCTGTCGTAAGCGAGATGAGCATGTCCGTTTCGTTGGGCTTGGACGCCCGCCAGCTCGCTGGGATCGCTTGCTTCAATCGGCGCCAGAACACGCGGCGAGCCTGCTTCTGCGTCGGGGCGGCGTACCAGATCTCGTCTTCGACGCTGACGCCCCACTTCACCGCCAGGCGCGCTGCCCGGCGCATCTCGGCTTTGCCGAGGAAGGTTTTGCCGAATCGACGGCCGCACACAGCATCCCGAAAGCGTGCGCTTGGTTGCCAGCCCCAAACGTAGATATTCGCCTGCTTGGGCGTCAGAGCCGCAGGCGCATCAAAGAACGGGCTTGTCTGGCGCCGGCTCGTCAGGGGCAAGGACATATTCGGCGTGTTCCGGGATCTGGCTACTGCCAGGCACCGGCTTCACCGGTTCCATGCGCCGGTTCACATACGCGTCGCCGACTTCTTTTGCTGCTTGTTCGAGTACCTGCAACACGATCGCCAAGTTGAGCTTGTCCTCGGCTTTGGCGGCGATGCGCTGCATCGTCCGGAGACGGTACGCACGCTGAGCAATAGCGATCTCACCGGCTTGTTGCTTGAAGTTCTCGCGGGTGGAAAAAAACAACTCTCGCCATTTCTTCGCCACATTCCTGCCAGCCACTTTGGTTGGGTCGTACTGCGCCACCTGCCCCCGGGGCACATCCAGGCCGAACTGTTCGTACAGCGCCTCCGCCACCTGGCTAGGTGAATCCCAGCAAGCCAGGGCTTGGACGATGAAATGCTTATGAACGTCGTTCAGCTTTGCCATTTCCACATCGCATATATCCGCCCCTCATGACGATTCTGTTACATTCTGATTCCTATCACACGAGAACTAGTCATGGGATCAAAGACTCAATCTTCGAACAACGCTAAACAAGCTAGTAGCGCGGTCAGCCCATCGACCTCGTGGGATAAAAAGGTTATGTGCACGGCAGCCATACTTACGATACTGGGGGGAGCATGCGCCTGGGTGTACAACGATGCAAATACCCGCGCCCTCCAATCGGCGAGACTTGAGTTTTCTGATCGCGTTCAAAAGGCAGAACTCGATGTGCGTGAAGAGAGAGACCGTGCAGACAAAGTTGAGCGGGATCTGAAGACTCTACAGTTAGAGAACATCGCCGTGAAAGCGTCAGCAAAGGCTGATGTGGAACAGGCTCAGCAGGAATCCGCTAAGGCCCAACTTGAGCTTCAAACTGTCGAAAAGTTGCTTTCAGCCCGAGCAAAGTGCGCGCCGATTGAAGATCAAGTGAAAAGAACGCAGGCGGAATTAGAACGCCCTCGCCCTAAGGTGGTAGTAATTGACGGCAAGCCTGCAGGCATCGATTACGGCTTTGAGCGAGCACAAGCCAACCACCGCGAGACCGTTCAAGCGCTAGCCGTCTGCCTTCGCGCCGTGGAATAAATCCCGCATCTTGTTCACAACAAAGGGCTCGGGATGAGATCTAGCCATTGCCAGCGACCTCTGCCGGAATCTTGTCTTATGAGGACGTGGAGCTGGTTTCGCCTGCACGCCGACTTCGTAGCCTATCGCCGAGACCTCGTGCGATCGGCAGATCTCCTGCTGGGCTTTATCTGTCGATATTTGCGTTGTGGAGCTTCGTACTTGCACTCTGAAGATACGGGATCTTGTGTCCTCCGTAGATACATAGAGTACCAACGACTCAATCGATAAATTCGCAGCGCGGCACGGAGAGAAAGGATTAGGCCATAAAGAAATATGAAGTACCCGATTCCGGCAACGACCCCTGATCCGATCGCAAGGTAGTTATTGTAGGGCTTCAGAAATTCAGGGGTGGGGAATTGAAACCCCTTTACGACCATGGCAAATAGAAGAGCGACTAGTTGAACTACCACGAACAGCACGAAAGCGGCGCCGACACTCAAATACTGATTGTCAGTTTCGCTCCGGCCCATGGCCAAAAAGCGCTTGAAGTTGTCACTTCCAAACCCCAGGAAGATGGCAAATCCGGTCAGTGTGAAACCAAGCAGAGTGGGCACAGTGCTTATCACTTGGTCCCACCAGGGTTCCCTCACCCAATAAGCCGTCGTCAAAATCCAAGCACAGAGACAAATCCGAAACTCAGGCCCATGCAGAAGGCCCGTCCATCCGCGTGTGATAGACCACACTTCACGGAGGAGGCCACCATTTCCGAAGTCTGCTTTGGATTTCTTCGTCATAGGCTCACTTCGCCAATGTGCCGAGAACGAACGCCTTAAACGCGTCTGTTAGCGTCATCTTAGACGGTTCGTAGGTCGTGGTCTCGTGCAAAGGAAATTGCTTAGATGATGCCTCATCTTTTACCCCCTGCTTGTTCCGGCCAATGACCTTGACCACCCCATTATCGGCCGCAGCCCTCGCGAGGGTTTTAAGGCGCTGATCTGGTACCAGAGTCTTGACGCCAGTAGCTTTTTTGTAGACCACCTGTTGGGACTCGGCCCTCATCCCTTCGAGCCTGTCCAATATCGCTTGCTCATCTTCGTCTTCCAAGGCATTCGGGCGTTCGATGAAGATCTCAAGCCTCTTGATCACCGGCCACTCCAGCAGGTCTTCGACCGCCTTCTTGTTCTTAAGCACGTTGATCTCGACTTTGCCGAACCGCTTCACAATCCGCTCTCGCTCAGTCAGTTTCTCAAGCATTCGACCGGCCGTTGAAGCTGCCATAGCGTCAGACACCGCTGCCCCTGCCTTGGTGATAAGGTACAGGCGATGCTTTTTCGGCAGAAACAAATACGGTACGAAGCGAAGGTTTGGCTTTAAAAAATCCGGGATTGACACCTGAGAGACGTCTTCATCGGTTGCAGGCTTTCTTTTCTGAATATCGAACCAAGGATCGTTGGGGTTGATGTTCAAGAACTTGTAGATATGACCGAAGATCGGTGATTCAGGATCGTCCGGGTTTAGGCGTTGGGCCTCCCCGATCATCATGGCCTGCGGGCCCCAAAGCACAGTCCCTCGCATCGCGTAGAGCGTTCTCCACAGCTCCACATATTCAGATGCAGTATGTCGCGTGTGGACCTTTAAATTTATCCCGCCTACGTCAAATGTGCGAGTTCGAGTCACTGTCGGTTCCTCCCAATAAGACCCGATAGACTCGCTCAAACCGCCAAAAAATGCAACAAAATAAATCAATCTGGAATCACGTGAAGACGTTCGCAACATCCCGCAATTTCTTTCAGTATTAGGGAAAAAGTGAGGACGATACGTTTCAGAAAAGACCTGCTGGGCTCGCTCGGCAATCCCAACTAAGGATAAGGATTTCTCCTCGCTCGACGCCGCGGCCCCCGCCGACGGTATAGCGAATGTCAGTCGCTTCGATGTGAAACCCGTCGAACGCGCGCCGGATGTCGGGATGATCGTTCAGACTCACGATGGCGCGGCCCTGCAACTTGCGCATGCGCGCCGCCATGTCCTCGTACTGCTCGAACCCAAACTGCACGCCGTACCCCTCGGTCGCCCAATACGGCGGGTCCATATAGAAGAGCGTATGCGGACGGTCATACATCTCCAGGCACTTTTGCCAGGGCACGTTTTCGATGTAGGCTCCAGCCAGCCGAAGATGCGCCATCGACAGATTCTCCTCGAGACGCAGCAAATTCAGGCCCGGTGGCGCTGTCGTGGCGGTACCGAACGTTTGCCCATCCACCTTGCCGCCGAAGGCATTCTGCTGGAGGTAGAAGAAGCGCGCGGCCCGCTGGATATCGGTTAGCGTCTCCGGCCTGGTGATCTGCAGCCACTTGAACACGTCGCGGCTGGTCAGCGCCCATTTGAACTGGCGGACGAACTCCTCAAGGTGGTGCTGCACCACGCGATAAAGGTTCACCAATTCACCGTTGACGTCGTTCAGCACCTCGACCTTGGCCGGTGTTGGCCGCAGGAAGAAAAGTGCCGCGCCGCCCGCGAAGGGCTCAACGTAGCACTCATGCGCGGGAAAGAAAGGGAATATGCGATTCGCCAGACGGCGCTTGCCGCCCAGCCACGGAATGATTGGGTTTGCCATATAAGCGGGAAATTGTTACCGTTGCCCGGCCTGTACAGGTGGGACGGCCTTGGGTCGCTCACGGCCATGTTCCGTGGGTCGGCTGTCGGTCGAGCAGTTACCGCTGCTCGACCGTCGCCGTCTTCTTTCAAATTTCGATCTTCTGGCGGGGGCGTAAAACAAGCCGGTGCGTAAAAATGCACCGCCATTAAGGTTCACCACCTGTGTTCGCTTTACGAACCGGCTTGGCGGCGTGCGCTCGGCCTGCCCCGTATCGTGTCAGCCTATATCCACTGACTCAAGCCGCGCTTGCATTGGGTATAGGAGAATGCAGTTCAGTATACGCAGCCTTACGACAGGCACCTCAGACGCTGGAGTTTTCGGCCCTGAGAATGCATGGAAGCGACCTTTCGACGCAGTACTATCCAACTTCATATAAATAACCATGACCATAGAAGCTGAAATTCTCAAAGCGTTAATTGAGCATGACCACTTTAACGACGAAGGCAGTATGGCCGAAGGCATTGCGCGTAGAGCTATAGACAAGGGCTACGATAGCCTGACCGCCAAACAACAAGCCGTCCTTGATCCCCACTTAAAGATGAGCTGCCCCGGGGTTTCTGACCCAGGGGAAAACCACAACGAATGCCCGCGCTTGATCGATGGAGCGGAACTTTTGTCCGCAATACAGGCATCCTCCTACTATGGCGAGATATTGTGTGAGCATTGCCGAGAGGAAAGCGACGCATATACTGCCCATTGGCAGCGAATTCAAGCCGAATAATGGGAAGAATAGTCTGCCGAATCGAATAGGATTAAAAAAAAAGCCCCGAGCGCTGGTGTCGGGGCTTTTTTTTAGAGCGAAATTATTGCAAGTGTGGTGATATTTTC